ATCAGTATCAGAAATTGCTGTACACCGTCAGCGGACAAGTCGTTCCTGATAACTATAGTGCAAACTGGAAGATGGCAAGCAATTTCTTCTACAGGTTTGTCACTCAGGAATCTCAGTTTCTGCTCGGAAACGGGATTATCTGGAAGGAAGATGCAACCGCTAAAAAGCTCGGCAAGAATTTCGATACTCAGGTTCAGAAAATTGCCAAAGATGCTCTTATTGGGGGGTGTGCTTTCGGTTTCTGGAATTTCGATCATCTCGAAAATTTCAAAATAACCGAGTTCGCCCCTCTATACGATGAAGAAAACGGAGCGCTTATGGCAGGTGTTCGTTGGTGGCAACTGGCAATGAACAAACCGCTCAGGGCAACACTCTATGAGCCGGACGGATACACGGAATATATCTGGCATGATTCTGAAGGCGAAATTCTGAAAGAAAAAAAATCATATATCACGAAATACCGTAGAACAGAAGCTGACGGAACAGAGATATATGATTACGAGAATTATCCGGGTTTTCCTATCGTTCCGTTATGGGGCAATCCGAATAAGCAATCAGAACTCATCGGACTGCGAGAACAGATTGATTGCTATGACCTCATCAAATCAGGGTTTGCAAACGACCTTGATGACGCAAGTCAGATTTATTGGATTATTCAAAATGCCGGAGGAATGGATGACATCGACCTTACAAAATTCGTGGAGCGGATAAAAACCGTTCGTGCCGCAGTTGTCGAGGATTCCGGTGCAAGAGCAGAAGCTCATACAATAGATGTTCCTTATGCAAGCAATGAAACACTCCTGAACCGAATTTCAAGTGACCTGTATCTCGATGCAATGGCTCTTGATACGGAAAAGATTGCAGGTGGAGCAGTAACGGCAACTCAGATTCGGGCGGCATACGAACCGCTGAACAGCAAGACAGATGAGTTTGAATACTGTGTACATGATTTTCTTGACGGTGTTCTTGCCGTTGCTGGTATTGACGATGAAGAAGCAACGTTTACCAGAAGCATCATGATAAACAAAACTGAAGAAATTCAGAGCGTTATGCAATCTGCGACAGCACTTGAACCTGAATACGTCACTCGGAAGATTCTGTCAATCCTCGGTGATGCTGATAAAGCTGATGAGCTGATTAAGAAGATGCACGAGGAAGAACTCGAACGTATGAGCATGATGATGGCGGCTCAAGCAGGAAATGAAGAAGGATCGGAAGAAGTATTGGAGTAATGTATGACTCCGAAAATTCCTGATTACGGACACAGATACGCTGATAAAAAACTCATAGCATTATTGCGACGCCTGAGATTGTCTTATCGTCAAGCCAGTCTCAGGCTTCTTCAAAAAATTTCGGATTACCTCGACCAGTTTGAAAAAGAGGACGCTATGATGCGTGCACTTTATGATTCTGGTGAACTCAGCCATGAAGACTTCCTGAAGTGGCGACAGCGAAAAATCGTAGACACGAAACAATGGCGAGATATGCGAGAGCAATTGACCATTGATCTTGTCAATCAAGATAAGATTGCCGCATCCATCATAAACAATTCCCTTCCAGAAATATATGCTGAGAATCACAACTACGGAACCTTTGAAGCGGAAAAAGGTTCGGGCATGGATACAACATACACCATGTACGATAAAGATACCGTTGCAAGGTTGCTCAGAGAAAAACAAGACCTACTTCCTGCACCTCATCCCGATGTTGCCAAAGATGCAATCTGGAATCGACAGCATATTCAATCAGCAGTGCTTCAAGGAATCCTCACAGGTGAATCCATGAAAGATATTGCAGAACGGTTTCAGGAAGTGATCGGCATGGATGAAAGAGCCGCAATGCGGAACGCTCGAACCGCTGTTACAGGCGCAGAAAACGCCGGACGAATTGATTCTTACCTTCGTGCCGAATCAATGGGAATCAAGATGAAGCAGGTTTGGATGGCAACATTGGACGGGCGAACCCGTGACAGTCATGCCATGATTGATGGAGAAAAACAGGATCCCGGAAAAACATTTTCTAACGGATGCAGGTATCCGGGTGATCCTCAAGGTGCTCCCGCTGAAATTTATAACTGCAGGTGCACTCTTGTAGCAGTAGTCGAAGGATCGGACCCGTACAGTTCAGCAGCCAGACCATCAAAGTATCTGGAAGACAAGGGGCTAACATACGATGAATGGAAATATATGCACGGGGAGAGATTTTACAATCAGCTTTTCAAAGGGGAACGGTAATGGAAGTAAGAGTGAAAGATAATTCAGCGATTTTCAAAAACGCAAAAGATCAAGCTGTTGCCGCCGCACTTGAAGCAGTAGGACTTACAGCGGAACGTCATGCAAAAGAAAATTGTCCTGTTGATACAGGGCTTCTCAGGAACAGCATTACTCACGCAATATCTGGTCAACCACCTGCAATATCTGAGTATAAAGCATCATTCAGCGAGGAAAAGAGCAAAAAAGGGAAACGATATTCAACCAGAGCTAAAAATGCGGATTCCCTCACATTCAGAAGTGGGAAGTATTCCGGCAATGCTCCTGATGATCCGAAAAATAAGAAAGCTGTGTACATCGGTACAAATGTTGTCTACGCTCAAAGACAGGAAATCAATGATTCTTACGTCCACACAACAGGTCAAGCCCATTTTCTGAGAGATGCGGCGGCGACACATGGAGATGAGTATAAACGTATCATGGAAACTCAATTGCGTAAAGCTGGAACGGGCGGAGATGTCACGATCTGAAGGTGGAATTGTCAAACCTTGCAGACCGTATAAAATCAACGGTCATTGCAGTCATTGTCTGTCGTTCCGTGATGCTGATTACACGATTGATTTGGGAATGATGTGTCCGAATATTGAAATTCCGAAGATCAATACAGACATGACACCAGAAGAAATTGAAGAGATAAAAGAAGAAATCAGAAAGCAGGTGAAGCAGAGAATCAAAATAGATAAATTCTCAATTTGATAAATTGAAAAAATAGTGTATAATAAATTTTTAGATAAGGCATTGTCCCTTATAAGGCGTGTCCGCAAAGTACAGCGGAACGCCTTTTTTATTTATCATTTGCGTGACGTCACGAAAATGGTGATTCACCCGAAGAACTGGGAAATCCAACAATCCGAAGAACAGGAGAATATTTTATGGCACTCTCGAGGAAATTCCTCTCCGCATTGGGTATTGAAGCGGAAAAAATCGATCAAATCATTGAAGCTCACACTGATTCGCTTGAGGGCATTAAAGCCGAAAGGGATAAGTACAAAGAGCAGATTGACAACGGGAAAAATGACGTGGACGCGAAAGCGAAAGAACTCGCTGATACCCGTAAGGAGCTGGAAGATCTGAAAAAGCAGGTCGATGCTGACGCGAAGGAACGCGAAGGTAAAGACTACGACAAACTCAAGAAAGAGTTTGATGATTACAAGGCTGAGCAGGAGACGAAGGCAGCCAATGCCGCCAAAGAATCTGCGCTCAAAGAACTGCTGTCGGACATGAAAATGTCTGATAAAGGTTCTAAACAGGTCTTGAAGTGGATGGGTGTTGCAGGTATCGAGCTTGATGAAAATGGAAAAATCAAAGATGCAAGCAACTTGCGCAAGAGCATCAAAGAAGATTGGGGAGATTACATCCAGTCTGAAGGTGCAGAAGGTGCAAAAACCCCGAACCCGCCTGACAACAACGGCGGGGGGACTATGACGAAAGAAGAAATCATGAAAATCAAAGATAGGAATGAACGACAAAAAGCTATCTCTGAAAATCATGAAATCTTCGGCTACTAAATTTATATTGAGGTGATTACATGGCAAAAGATAGACTCACTAAATCTGCGAATATTGATACCACCGCACGAGAGGTGGATTTTGTAACTCGGTTTGCCAATAACTGGCAACACCTTCAGGATATTCTCGGTGTTATGCGTACCATTCGCAAGACTCCGGGAACTGTTCTGAAATCCAAATATGCATCCGTAACTCTTCAGAGTGGTTCTGTTGAGGAAGGTAACGAGATTCCGTATTCTCAGGCTACTGTCGCGACTAAGGATTACGCGACTATCAATGTCGAAAAGTACGCAAAAGCAGTTTCCATTGAAGCGATCAATGAACACGGTTATGAAGATGCAGTCGGTCTGACTGACGATCAGTTCCTGTTCGAGCTTCAGAACAATGTCACCGGGCGTTTCTACAGCTTCGTGAACACTGGTACTCTGACTTCCGTGAAGACTACTTTTCAGGCGGCACTTGCTGAAGCTCAGGGGCAGGTTCGCAATAAGTGGAAAGCAATGCACAAGGGCATTACCGAAATCGTTGGTTTCTGCAACATTCTGGATGCTTATGATTATCTCGGCGCGGCAAACATCACCGTTCAATCCGAATTTGGTATGAACTACATCGAAAACTTCCTTGGCTATCGGCGCCTGTTCCTCTGCACCGATTCTGAGGTTGAACGTGGTATCGTCCTCGCTACTCCGGTCGAAAACATGATCCTGTATTATGTTTCTCCTGATGACAGTGACTTCGCACGAGCTGGACTTGCTTACACGACTGACGGTGAAACCAACCTCATCGGTTTCCATGTACAGGGTGATTACAAGACTGCTGTTTCCGAATCCTTTGCTCTCATGGGTATGACGCTGATGGCTGAATATCTGGACGGTATCGCCAATGTCAATTACAAGGGTTCTATGGCTTCTATTACTTTCACCTCTGGTGCGGCAACGACTGCTACTGGTGGGACGAAGCTGACGGTCACTGCTCCTGAAACAATCCCGGCTGACTGGACATTCTATGCAAAAGCCGCTTCTGGTACAGCTCCGACCGCTCCTGATTATGGTGTCGCTGTTCCGGCAGGTTGGACGAAGCTCACCATGACCAATGGTGTCGCTGATAATGTCACTGGCTTCACTTCCGGTCACAAGATGACCATGATTGCCACGAATGCTGCAGGTCAGGTCGTCGCGAGCGGTGGGCCTGTGGACGTTGCGGTAAAAGGATAACGACCTTATCGGGGCTGGCGATAGGGTCGGCAGAATTAACTCCGGCATTTGCAAGTAATGTAACGGAGTACACAGCCACCACGACGAATGAAGCTGATAAGGTTACTGCCACAGCGACTGATGAAGATGCTGAGATCGCGATCTTGCTCGGGGAAACTCCTGTAACCAATGGCGGAAATGCTACATGGTCTGAAGGTGAGAATACGCTGACGATCACAGTATCTGAGTATGGCGGAGAAACCGAATATACGGTTACGGTGACGATGGCACCGGGAGCATAAAACAATGTATAAGGTATTGAAAGCATTTGTTGATTTGCAAGATGATGAATACCTGTATAAAAAGGATGATGAGTACCCTCGCAAGGGGTACTCACCTTCAAAAGAAAGGGTGAACGAGCTTGCAACAAATAAGAACCGTCTTCACAAACCTCTTATCAAAGCGATAAAGGGGACGGAAGTAGTGGGAGAAGTTGTACAACAAGTAGTACAACAAGAAGAAAAACCGCAGGAAGAATCACAGACAGCAGCACCGAAAAAACGAGGACGAAATAAGAAATGATGCTTGATGAACTCTGCCGAGAGCTGAATAACTGGTTTGATGAAAATCCGAAAGATGGTACAAAAAACCGATTTTTCGGAACTTTTATTATCGAGAACGGAACTATTGATCTGTCTTCAACAGGAATAAAATCAGGTCAGTATTTCAGGATCGTTGGCAGCATTTTCAATGATGGAGTGTATAAGTGGGAACCAATTCTGACTCCTACACAGGAACATCCAGAAACGCACCGTCCCGTGCTTGCAGATGAAACTTTTGATGGAGCAATTTGGCTGATGGCAGTACCACCTGCATTTATTTCCCTCGCTGAAGAAGTAGAAGCATGGCAAACGAAATACGGTGGTGTGGATAGTGCATCTATGTCACCGTTTCAGTCAGAATCGTTCGGCGGTTACAACTACTCAAAAGGAAGCGCTTCTGGTTCTGGATCAGGTGTTTCTGCTTCATCAGGAACTTGGCAAGGAGCATTTGCGAACCGACTCAATCAGTGGAGGAAAATTAGACCATGAGTTTATTGTCTGAAGCGATGGAATCCTGCACTTTACTGACAAAAACTGTCATGAATGACGGATATGGTGGGTACACGACCACTTGGACCGAAGGAGCTGGTTTTGATGCAGCAATTGTCTTCGATACATCAATTCAGGCACGTCAGGCTGAAGCATCTGGCGTAACAAGTATGTATACAGTTACTACAAAGAAAAATATGACGCTTGAATATCATGATGTGTTTCGGAGAGAATCTGATAAAAAGATTTTTCGTGTAACCTCGGATGGTGATGATAAATACACTCCATCATCCGCTTCACTCAATATGCGTCAGGTTACTGCCGAGGAGTACGTACTACCGACAAATGGATAAATGGCAAACGCTTCACTCTTTCTGGTCTTCATTCGGTCTTCCTGCATACGATGAGAATACGGTTCCTACAGGCGATCAAAAACCATCGTATCCATATATCACATATGATGCAGTAATATCAGATTTCGGGAACCCCGTGGCACTCAGCGGGTCTCTCTGGTACTATGGGACATCATGGTCGCAGGTGACGACAAAGTTATCAGAAATACAATCTGTGATTGGTAGAGGGGGTAAATTCTTACCTTTTGACGGTGGTGCTTTATGGATCAAAAAAGGAAGCCCATTTGCCCAGAGAGTATCTGATTCAAATGACATGATTAGAAGAATTTTTATAAATATCGAAGCGGAGTTTATCACCGCTGATTGATTAGGAGTGAAAAAATGAAATTTACTCAAATACCAACAAATACTTTCAAAGAACTTCAGCTAAACGCTGGGATTCTTGTTAAAGGAGCTACCGGATTCGAACCCGGAACTGGAACTGTTACGGCAGAGAATATCATCGGTGCGACTACAGGTGGCATAACAGTTTCCTGTAATCCTTCTTATGTTGATTTTGGTGATAATGTAGACAATTGTCCGAAGAATACAAAAGAACTGAAAAAAATTGATAATTGGGAATGTAAATTTGCAGGAACATTTGTGACAGTTACGCCAAATTCTGCGAAGATGATGTTAGGTGCCGCTGATATCGACAGCATCAATACCACTATGATTACTCCGAGAATTGATCTGAGCGAAGATGATTTCGAAGATATCTGGTTTATAGGCGATTACAGCGATAAAAACGGAAACACCAATGGCGGTTATGTTGCTGTACATTTGATGAATGCCTTGAGCACAGGCGGTTTCAGCCTGCAGACAAGCGATAAAGAAAAAGGACAGTTTTCTGTTGAATTTACAGGACATGTCTCTATTGATGACTTGGATACTGTTCCGATGGCATTTTATATCAAAGCCGGAACACCTGACGACCCTGTAACTTATGAATACGTTGCCGCAACGCTCACCTCTGCTGGATTCAAATATGGAGTCACCTATTACACACGGAGTGGCGAAGAAGGATCATATGTGTATACCGAGGTGTCAGGCGGCACTGCTTACGACAGTTCTGTAACATATTACATCAAACAGGAAGTTGCTTAAAGGAGCGATTACATGAAACTGAGTGAACTCAAAGGCGAACATGCCATCGAAGTGATTGCGGATCTGATTGCGCCGATCACAAACATCGTGTCGAACCCGGAAAACAAAAGTTGGCGCCTTGTCGAAAGACGGGAAGGCGAAACTGACAGGGAGATGGCAGCGCGCGAATTGAGGGTAAAAGTTCCTAAACTTTTGAGATCCAACAAGAAGGATGTCCTCGATATTCTCTGTACCATAAACGGAAAATCTCCAGAAGAGATGAGTCTTTTCGATATTACGAAAGGTACGATTGAACTTTTCGATGATGAGGATTTTATCAGCCTTTTTATGTATGCGGTCAACACGGTGGGCGGGATACAGCCTACAGAGTCCTCAGTAACTGCAGACCATTCAGAGCCGGAGTCATAATCCGGCTCATCGTCTCTGAATGGCAGAGAGAACAAAACGACCTAATCTACCGTGTTTATGTCACAGATTGCCTTCGGTTTATGACAGAAAGTACCGCAAAATTCGGTGGAGGATCAATGATAAATATCAGATTTTACGATGTCATCAATGACAATGAGAAGCACAAAGAAACGAAAAATGGTAATGAAATCGTTGCTGACATTGTAAAACGCGCCGGACTGGAGCTTGCCTGATGGATGTTTTCGATTTATATGCCAAACTTAGTTTAGACACCAGCGAATACGACCAGAACATGGATGATGCTGGCGAAAAAGCTAACCTTTTCGCCAGCGTCCTGAGCGCCAACCTTGCTACAAAGGCCATCGGGATGGCTGTTGACGGTCTGAAGCGGCTCGGAGAAGTTGCCGTCGATACCTTCAAGGAGGCGATCTCAAGCTATGCGGATTACGAACAGTATGTCGGTGGTGTTGAAACATTATTTGGATCAAGTGCAAAAAAGGTTATTCATGATGCTGAAGAAGCATACAAAACTGCCGGAATGACTGCAAACCAATATCTTGAAACATCAATTCAAAGCGCAGCAAGACTTATCAATTCACTGAATGGCGATCAAGAAAAAGCCGCAGAAATCATGAATATGTCAATCACCGACATGGCTGATAATGTGAATAAGATGGGTACGACCATGGAAGCGGTTCAGAACGCTTACAGAGGGTTCAGCCGCGGAAACTTCATGATGCTCGATAATTTAGCCCTCGGATTTTCGGGGACGCGCCAAGGTATGGAAGAATTGCTCGCGAAAGCAAAGGAATTTGCGGCGCAAAATGGTGAAACCCGTGATTTTTCGATTGAAAGTTATGCTGATATTGTTGAAGCGATCCACGTTGTTCAGGATGAGATGGGAATCACCGGAACGACATCAAAAGAAGCGAACGAAACTATCTCCGGGAGTGTAGCAACTGTGAAGGCAGCATGGCAGAACCTTGTTACAGGCATTGCAAACGGGAACGCCGATATAGATAAACTGATTGACAATTTCGTGAAATCTGCAGGAACAGCACTTGACAACCTTATTCCTGTCGCAGAAAGAGCTCTTGATGGAATCATTGAAGTCGGTATAAAAATGCTGCCGAAATTCATTGAGTTAGGTGGGAAGATTGCGGGGGCAATCGTAAAAGGGATTATCGCATCACCAATTAAACTTCTATGGAAAGCGCTTGAAGCACTCGGAATCACGGATTTTGGGGAAACCGTTACGAAACGAATAATGGGTTACGCTCGTGGTGGTGACTTCGGCGCGGG